AGGAATATGTTTTGTAGGAACTGGTATCGGGTCATCATTAAAGTATTCAACGAACACATCGAAATCTATAGGTTCAATAACACCTGTACCAAAATGCGTTACATCGTGTGGTGGGTCCGATTTATAGTTATGAGTTTCCGGTATACGCAATACTCGCGCTGCATCAGATGTAACTGCTGGGTCTGCTAACAAGTTATATTTTGAGCATAAACGTTTAATGTGTTCCGCAACAGGTAGCCAGTCTTTTAAATCAATGGGTTGCGACAAAAACCAATATACGTGCACCCCGCGCCCGGAATTAATCAAGAGCGGTTTGGGTAACGATAATTGCTTACAAAAACTTCTTAGCGCAGCAATAGCTTCGTTTTGGTTTTGGTAATCTTTGCTGGGGCCGCAATCAAGATCTAGGAAAAACGACCTAAGTTGTTTGACGTTGTTTACTTTGCGTGAACCGGTTTCTTTAAACGTAGCTAACGCAAAATATGTGTCAAAACCATTCCCATCTAATTTGCGGGCCGTGTTAAATAAAGTGTCTATGGAGTCGTGAAATTTTTGCACCCTTCGGTCATCAGACCCACGCGATGCAAAAATACAATAGAAACCACTCTCCCCCAACGCTCTCCGTAAAAATTCTTTTGTTTCCATTTCCCCTACCTAAAGACTAGAAAACCACGGCTACTTCACAATTTACTCCCGCTCTGTAGCCGCGGCTTATATTAGTAGAGGCTAATCGTCCCAATCATCTACAATAGCGTCCAAATCTGTGTCCTTAGATTTTGGAGCAGCAGCAGATTTTTTAACTACTTTCTTGGGTTCTTTGATTTCCCCATTCGGTTCTCCTTTGGCTCCTGAGACAAACGGATTGCCTTCGGAAGCCTCGAAACCATCAGTTGCGCCAAACGGTGAAGATGCCTCTAGGGGAGCATACTTGATAACCTGAACGGCACGCAATCGTAGAGATACGCCTGTTCCCATGCTCCCATGATAGGGCGTGAATGTAACGGCAACATTGATTTTGCTACCCGTGGTCAGAAGAAAATCGTCACCAAGTTTTGTATTTTTGGCATCGAATTGAGCTGGTTTTCTGGTAGCGTCTTTACCATATGCGCCCTTCAAATTGGCCTTATAAATGTAATTTCCGTCCTCATCTTTGGTAAACGGATTCTCAAAGCTATCGGGCCAATCTTTTTCTGATTTAACCTTACCATCGTAGGCTTCAACCATGTCCTTACGCAGTTCCTTGGCCTGTGCTTTGGACATCTTAAAATTAATTTCGTACTTAGCGCCGTCATCAAATGGATCACAAGGTACCGACCGTCTTTCCTTTTGATCGAACCTGTACGTGCAATTGATGCGCGGCCATAGAGCTTCTACATCGTCAATAACATAAACTGGGCTAGTTTCAGCCATGAGTCATCTCCTGTTTGTCAAATTGAAACCCATCTGTGCTTTCAAATGGGGACGTTCTCGTACCCTCAAACAATGGTGTAAAATCCAAAGTTATACATTTTATGGTGTCAGGATGATCTATCATCTTTGAAACCATTTTTAACTCCTCATCCTCCAGAGGGCGACTAGGTTTGAAGAAAAGTTTTGGTGTGCCACTGTCGGTATCAAAATATATCTGGGTAACTACAGTAACGGCTGGGCTATTATGCTCTCTGAGAAACCGAGCATACGCTTGCATAGGCATATTACCGTTTTTGGATTCACCGAAAATTGAAGTAGCAGGCAAGCGTAATTGATATACTACGTCTAACTGCCCTTCCATAACTACAGCTAGACGTTGCGAAAACCTACAAGCTCTACTACTCCCGTAACCAGAACCTCTTATATTATAAGTACAATCCATGCATCGAGCTGCCTGACGTTGGTCCTCCGGCACATCCTTGGAAGGAATTTGCGTATCAGCAGACCAGCAAATCGGCATAGCTACTTTGTCAGGATCGTAATTGTCCTCGTAATAAGAACGTGAGACAGGGGCCGCATTGATAATTATTATGTTCCGAAAATTTTCGTGGCTAATAATTATCTCGTTACCACCTGTAAATTCACTAAACTTCTTATCACGTATACTAAGACGTCTTAAAAATTCAGGCATTCGTTTTATAGATCTTGGTCTTCGTCAAAATCGTGAGGGATAACAAGTGGTGCATCATTAGTATCCAATGTCATAATCCCCCCGTCGTCGGCATTACCATTGCCATCATCGTCATCCGGTATACCGTCAAAAGACTCATCAGGTTCATCTCTTTCTGTCTCTTTAATTTTTGCTTCTTCCCATGCTTGTCTTGCAGGGCTAGCCGGTTTTGGAGCAGATAAAGCTACCGAAACATCGTCAATTGAAAATCGGTATGTGTTTCCCACTCTTATGAAAGTGTGCTTTGGGATCTGATCACGTCTTACCCACCCACGGATGGTGGACACTGAGACTGAGAAGTGATTGGCTAGATCTTCTATCGGTACGTATGGTCCGCTCATTATTTTTTCCTAACTGCGATGAGGTATTCAGAATCCACATTTAATCCCATAGGTACAACCTCGGGATTTTCTTCCAGAAATTGCTTCACATTGCCTTGATTTAGACGCTTTTCCAGAAGTTCGGGAACTTTGTGTTCTTGAACAAAACTGTACATGGACCCCCAGTCAGAAGTCCAATATCGCGTTTTCACTGTTCGATAAAACAAACCTTCGGAAGTCCTGACACTCTCGACATTGTGCTTTTTACAGTGGTCGAGAAGAGCTTTTTTTATAGTGTCTTGTTGAGTTTTTAAATTATCGTCTTGTTTTTTAAACTCAGTAGATAACTCGTTGCGTCTGGCCTTTATCTTCAGAAAAACTTTAGTCAGTTTTTCCAGTTCGACGCCGTTCCCGTCGCCCATTTTGCTCTCCCAAATCATGGTAGGAAGTGCATACTAATGTCAGGAAATGAGCTAGTCAAGCAGTTCCTTATATAAATCTATAATCTGTGTGTGAATATGTATTTTACTATCTAATAACCTATAAACATGTTTCTCTATAAGCGAACCCTGTAGTTGCACCACCGTACATTTATGCGTTTGCCCCGACCTGTGCACCCGCGCATTTGCCTGAGAATAAATTTCAAGGGAACTTGTTGGACCCCACCACACCACCGTATTAGCGGCAGTTAAGGTAACACCATGAGCGGCGGCGGCTGGCTGAAGCACAAGAACTCTTGGGTCATCTTGTTCCTGAAAGAATTTGAAGATTTCAGTCCGCTTCTTAGCGGGAACATCACCCTGAATAATCTCGTTGCTGATACCATCCGAGTTTAGTTTACGTGATAAGATGCTAATAGTGTGTTTAAAAGGGACAAAGATGAGCACTTTCTGACTGGATTCATCGATGACCTCACGTAAAACTTTATACCTATGTTTTATATCAAACTCTAGTGTGTCCCCTCCATCGGTATACACTGCACCAGAAGATATTTGCAGGAGTTTATTCATGTTAACCGCGGCATTCACGGCAGTAATTTCCTCACCAGCCGCCTGCATGATCATTCGATCTCGGAGTTGCTTGTAGTATTTTTTCTGTTGGCGTGTAAGTTCGACTTCCCGTTTGACGTACACCATATCTGGAAGATCCAGACAATCTTTTTTGGTAAAACGTATGGCGGGTTGAAGCGCCTTAAACACAGTTTCTTTGGCAGTTTCTTTCGGCACCCATTTAAAAGTTGATACCTTGTACATTACCATGTCTCGGAATGACCCGAAAAAACGAGGGACAGCCGTAGGATTAACAAGTTTAGCCAACCCATAGGCATCCAATGGACTTTGAGCAGCGGGTGTGCCTGTCAGCATCCATAACCAATGATTAGCTTCCAGAATAGAATTTAGAACTTTCCAGCGTTTGGTCTGGGCATTTTTGTAGTGGGTAGCTTCGTCTGCGATCACAAGATCAAAGCCCCCCTTCTTTATCGCATCAGCTACAATTTCCACGCCGTCATAATTTATAATGACGTATTCGGCACCGCTTTCTATTATCTTGCGTCTTTTCTCGGGGGAGCCATAAGCCACATCAACGCTTCTGTGCATCGCAAAAGTAAACAAGTCGTTACGCCACGCGGAATCCATTATCGAGAGCGGGCATATAACCAGCACACGATTTATACGCCCTTGCTTTATCAGGAAATCAGACGCCCAGATTGCCGAAGCGGTTTTACCTGTACCTTGCTCATTAAAACAGAAGGCTCTTCTGTTTTTAGTTAAGAAAGCCGATGTACTTTTTTGATGTTCAAAGGGTTTATACTGACCGGGCCAGTCGTAACGTCTTTCTATAGGTGATGGCACGTTAATATTTAATTTATTCAGGACGTGAGTTTCATCGATGCCCCATTTCACCAGAACATTGTTGTCATCTACTTTACGACTTTTTGGTATAATGGTAGTGACTTGTTCAGGATTACGTAGCTTCAGCAGTAGTGCTACGTTTTTTATTATCTCCACTATCGCTCTCCCTTAATAGAAACTAACTTTTCTTTCTCGGTTTCTGTCCGTTCCGACTACGATTTTTACTAGGACTCATTAGTCTGTACCCATCTGCATTAGTACCGCCCTTACTCAACATTTTGTTGTGACTTACGTCCTTGCCCCTTCGATAACTTTTACCCTTTGCTTTATCTATTTTTCGTCTCGCCCTCTGACGTTCCATACGGTTTTTATGTTCGCCGCGTTTCTTCTGCATTTGGTATTCGTGTTTGTAGGGGCGTGGGGATTTTGTGTAGGGCATCAGTTTCTTCCATTGTGGGCACATTCGGTGACAGCACAGTGCCGTCTGCATAACCCACTAGGTTTAGGGTTCCACATATCATTTTTAAATGCTTGTTCTAATTTAGAGTAATCAGCCAACCACTTCTCCCATAAAGCGGGTACTTGTTCTTTTGTATATACATCTTTTATGAGGTCTTTTGAAACGACAAATAACAAACCCGCCTTTACTTTTTCGACCTGTGGAAAATGTTTGAAAACAACAAGTGCCATCAACTCTAACTGACCCTTGTCAGCGTACCGTGCAGATTTCCCTGTTTTATAATCCACCACCCATGCTACATCGTCATCCAATATTATTAAATCTGCGATACCTCTGAACCAAACACCTTCATCCGTAAACCCACAAGGCTCTAAGTCCTTAGTAACCCCTAACTTATATTCACATAACTTATTACCCGGCTTTGCCCGGAGCTTGTCTAACGTAGCCACCGCATAATCAAATTGCGGGGGCATTGGCTTGTTGTCTCGTATGTACTCTTCGGCAGCGGTATGAAATGCGGTACCGTACAACATAGCCTCAGTTTCAGATTCAACATAATCCCTTGCAATCCTCATGTGGTAGAATTGTTTAGGGCATTGTTCAAACGCTTTTATTTTACTGAAAGACCAAGGAGTTATACTCAACCACAGTCTCCATATGACTTTCCTACCCCTGATTCACAATCAATTGGTAAGTCTATAGCCCACTCAGGCACCATACGCATACAAGATTCCATATAACTCCGTGCTTCCTCGACTTCTTCATCCGGCACACAGCACACAACCGAATCGTGAACTGTCAACACAACCTTGTATCTCTTTGAGATTTCTAGCATTTGCTCGCCAATGATGCAACGAGCGAGAGCCTGACAGACATTCTCTATGGCTTTTCCACCATAGATGCGGGTTCGGCCTCGTCTGGTTTTATAAGTGTACTCAACTGTTTGAGTGGGTATGCCGTCAAATTCGGTAAGTATTGTATCCCCCCGCAGATCTTCATAACGCATAAACAAACCAGAGGGCAGCTCAAGAGCACAACGTTCTGCATCTACCGATAACAGGTCATCACGACCAAAAGAAACAGCATCGCCACGAGAAAGATTAACAATAGTCTGTTGAGCGTCTCGCCATAGAAAGGTTATATTGTAATTAGCCTCTCTGTATATTTTTATGACCCTTCGTGCTTCGGCCAACTCCATATCCACGCCAAATGTCTTGAGTTGATCCTTAAATTTAACTGCTCCCATACCATAACCAGCACCAAGAATAGTTGTCTTGCCAACGAATCGTTCTTCCTTGGTTACATCTGCTTCATCCTTGCCATAAATCCGTGCCGCCATTTTGACATACACATCTTCATTATTGGCAAATGCGTCTATAAGATTTTCTTGCCCCGCAAGCCATGCGAGAATACGTGCCTCTATCTGAGCAGAATCGGCTTCAATCAAAGAATGCTCAGGAGGAGGTATTATACTACGCTTTAACTTCTTACCGTGTGTGCCCCTACTCGGGAGATTCTGTAGGTTAATCTTATCATCCCCACCCCATCGGCCTGTGTGAGCCGCGTAGTATTTGACAGGCACAGGCAACAGGCCACGCTTCGAGATGTCTATAAACCGTTGTGTCCTAGTTTCTTCCAGTGTGCTCTTGTTCCCGAGCCGAGCTGCAACTAATGTTTGTACGGATGGATTTTCGTGGTTGGTAAGTGCTATGAAATCTTCGTCAGATTTGGCAAAAGCGAATGTCTCTTTATCAGTAGTTAGGCTTATTTTAGTGGGAGGAATAACCCCAAACCCTTCAAGCAATTTGGCAAACTTGGGGTTACTCATAAGATCTTTTTTATCTACTCCGGCGTCACCTAACAATTTGTCTTTGTGGTCACGTGTCTCTATAAGATGTTGTTCGAGAAGCCCAAGATCCAAATCTAATACGGGGTCTACAAACATCCGCAAGGTAAGGTCTATCAGTTTAAGTTCCTGTCTAGGAAAACCCTTACCTATTTTCTTGAAGAGTGCATAAGTTAACTCAACGTCGTTTATACAGTAATCTCCATATCTTGAGAGTTCTTCTTCCGAGAAGTCTTCCCTTCTCTTTCCGAGTGCATCTGATACGGCTGTGCCTTTAGTTCCCAAAGCATATCTCTCAGCCAACGCATGGAGACTTGCGCTAACTTCCACCCCGTCCACAGCACGGGCAATACACAAAGTATCGGTATAAGCGCGAGGAGTGACATCAAAAATCCAATTAGCAATGGCACCATCAAACATAACATTGTGACCGAGTAACATAGCCTCTTGCCAGTTGAATGTTTGTAAAAACGCTTTGGTCTGTTCCTTCGTCCCACTTGCCCACTCCGTTTCATTATTATTTACCTTTACTCCTACCCCGATAACTTCAAACCGAGGATCGCGTATGTACTCTTCCGTTGTCATCTTTGACAATGAAAACTCTTTGTCATAATAAGTTTCAAAGTCTATGGT